ATACCTCAGTCTATATTAATTTTGGCAGGATACCAATATAAATCTGCATTTGTCGCTGACCAAGAAATAAATATGATTGCTTGTTTGACAGAAATTATGGCAAGTTGTAAATTTAAGTAGAAAATAGAATGATAAAAAGAACATTATTTAGAACCCTAGTAGTAAAATTAAGAATGTGGTATGCTGATATACGAGGTCATCACGGTAAACGTTGGGATTATGAACCAAGTGAGTGGTATATGGGTAGACACAATAAAAGAAAATAAAAGAAAGATTTTTTTATGTATGAATTGCGTGAATATCTTAATGCTATAAATTTCACAAAAGAAAATTTGTTAGATACAGATGATTTTACTTGGGAGAAGAAATACCCTCCATTTATAATAAATAAGTGTTTATCTATGCATTATGACTGTATAGCACAGGCAAATGAGATGAATGGATATCATTTTTTAGATAAGAGAATACAATTTCATTTTTACATAAATAGTATTAGAAAAAAGAAGCGATTTGGTGGCAAGTGGTTATCACAAGCCAAATTGATTAATTTAGAGTATGTTAAAGAGTATTATGGTTATAGTAATGAGAAAGCAAAACAAGCTCTCAACATACTAAAAGACGAACAAATTGAATTTATAAAAGAGACCTTGAACAAAGGTGGGAGAGAAAAATGAGCGAAGAAACTATAAACTGGTCGCCAGAGAGTATGTTAGAGGTCACAATCAAACAACCAGACGACTTCCTAAAAATTAGAGAAACTTTGACACGTATTGGTGTTGCTAGTAGAAAAGATAAAACACTATATCAGTCTTGTCATATTTTACACAAACAAGGTAAATATTACATTACACATTTTAAAGAGTTATTTGCTTTAGATGGTAAAAAAGCAACCTTGACAGAAAACGATATACAAAGAAGAAATACAATATCCATTCTTTTACAAGATTGGAACTTAATAGATATTGTAAATAAATCACAAGCAGAAAACAAAGCACCATTAAGTCAAATTAAAGTATTGCCTTTTAAAGAAAAAAAGGAATGGAATCTATCAGCAAAATATAACATTGGAAAAAAAATTGAAAATAAAGAAGAAGTCACAGATGAGAAATAGATGCAAGTTCCTAAGTTTAGAGATTTTTTAACAGAACAAGATATTGAACGTAAGGATAATCCAATTACGGTTGCGGTTATTACAAAATCAAATCCTAATATTAAAAAACAAAAAGCTGGGGAAACACCTAAAAAAGAACGTACCATTTCTTTTATACAAAATGCTTGTGAGAAAAAAGGTTTTAAGTGTATTATTATAAACACTAAACACGCTATCATCACAGGTAAAGACGAAGATAAAAATACATTAACGGTATACAACTTTGACGGTAAAGATAGCGAACATACTTTTATAGGTAAAGATACTGTTTGTATTACACGAGCAGGTTCAATAGAAGATGAAGCTGGATTATCATTAATATCAGCATTTCAAAACTCATCAGCGTTTATGTTAAACACACGATCAGCAATGTTAACGTGTGATAACAAATTAACAACAGCATTATTATTTGAAAAGTTTGGTATACCTACACCAAAAACTGCGTTTGTTTCTAATGAAAAAAATATAGATGATGCTTTGAAATTAGTTGGAAATAAGTTTCCTGTCATATTAAAAACACTTACAGGTACACAAGGTATCGGAGTTGTTAAAGTAGAAAGTTATGAATCTCTAGTATCTACTATACAAGCATTATGGAACCACGATGCCGAAATATTATTACAAGAGTTTATGGAAGTACCTTTTGATGTAAGAACTTTTGTAGTAGATAACAAGATATTTGCTTCCACAAAAAGAATACACTCTAAAGAGGATTTTAGATCCAATATTCATAGAGGTGGTTCAGCAGAACCATATCAACTATCAGAAGACGAAAAAGATATTATATTAAAAGCAAGTCGTATATCAAAAGCTTATCTTGTGGGTGTAGATCATATTATCTATAAAGGTAAACCATACGTGTTAGAAATTAATGGTAGTCCAGGTACAGGTGCAAACTATAAAGAATATACTTACAAAGATTACTATTCAGAACCAGAACCAGGTAATGACATTACAGGTGAAAAACTTGTTTATAGATTAATCAATTGGGTTTCAAAAAGAAGTCATTGGGATAGGCAAGCTGCAAGTGAATGTGGTTGGTTAGAAACAGTTGAGATAGATAATGTAGGTAAAGTCAGAGCAAAATTTGATACAGGTAATGGAGCAGACGCTTGTGCTTTACATGCAGATGAAATATTAGAAGAAGGTAAAACAATCAAATGGAAATATAATGGTAAAACTTTTTCTAAACCTAGACACGGTACAAGTAAAATTTTTAGAGCTAATGCAGACGGTGAAGAACCATCGGAAACAAGACCAACAATTTTAATGGACATTACATTTAACGGATTTACATATAAAGATATAGAATGTGGTTTAGATGCTAGACCAAGATCAGGTTCGGATTTATTAATTTGCAGAAATTTAATGCGTCAAATGAATGTAAGTGTTAATCCTAATAGAACGTTTGTATTAAGTAAAAGATTAAGACCAGTTGAAAAAGAAAACAACATTGACAAATAAGTCAATTTGTGTTATATTAATTAAATAAGGAGTTATTATGTCAGATGTGAAAATATTAAGACTTACCACGGGTGAAGATGTGATTGCTAAAATCACACGTAATTTAGAAATAAACACAATTACTTTAAAACAAGCTTTTGTAATTATACCTCATCAACAAGGTCCAGGAAAACCTGTCCAGTTAATGATGACTTTATATAGTCCATATTCAAAAGATAATACAGTAGATGTAAAAGAAGCAAATATTATTTCAATCGTAGAACCAAAAGAAGAAATACTTGCATCATATCAACAAAACACAAGCAGTATTTTAACTGCTCCTGGTTTAATTACAGAATCAAAACTACCAAAACTATAAGTGATTACAATAAACTTTATTAGGACAAACAATCAAAAAGTCCAAGTAAAGGTGCCTGAAGGCTGGACAATAATGGAGGCAGCTAGAGAGGCAAACTTGGAAGAAATCCCTGCAATCTGTGGAGGGTGTTGTGCGTGTGCCACTTGTCACGTCTATGTAAACAATGCGTGGATTGACAAACTTGGTGAAATAGATTATAATACACCTGAACAAGAATTATTAGAATATGAAAAAGGATATAAAAAGGGTGTTAGTAGATTAGGATGTCAAGTTACCTTAACAAAAGAACTTGATAATATAACTTTACATTTATTAGATAATGAACTTTTATAAAAACGTAATTGAACATAGAGGTAAACTTTTAGTACGTGGTATATACGAAGGAAAAGAGTACAAAGAAAAAATAGATTATAGTCCAACACTTTACGCTATTACACAAGAACAAACAGAATTTAAAACACTTTCAGGACATAATTTAAAGTCTATTAAGTTTGGTAGTATATCTAAAGCAAGAGATTTTAAAAAGAACTATAATACAGATAACGCACCAATCTATGGTATGGACCGTTATCAATATCAATATATTTCTGATAATTTTCCTGATGAAATAGAATTTTCAAAAGAGTTTATTAAAATATTTACTGTTGATATAGAATGTAGTGCTGAAAACGGTTTTCCTGACGTAGAAAATCCAACGGAAGAAATACTTGCAATCACAGTTAAAAATCAATCAAATAAACAAATTATTACTTGGGGTACAGGTGACTTTAAGACAGATCGAACAGACGTAACTTATATAAGATGTAAGTCAGAAAAGTCTTTGATTATGGAGTTTATGAAATTTTGGATTAAGAACTATCCAGATGTTATTACTGGTTGGAACACAAAGTTTTTTGATATACCATATTTAATGAATAGAATATGTCATATTGTAGATGAAAAAGTAATTAAAAGATTTTCACCATGGAATTTAGTTGAAAGAGAATCAATTGTAGTAAGAGGTCGACCACAAACTCATTATAATATTTTTGGTATTATAATGTTAGATTACCTTGATCTATATAAAAAGTTTATACCACAAAGACAAGAAAGTTACAAATTAGATTATATCGGTAAAGTAGAACTAGGTATACAAAAAGATGAAAACCCTTACGATACTTTTAGAGATTGGTATACAAAAGATTTTCAATCGTTTATTGATTACAATATCAAAGACGTTGAAATCGTTGATGGACTAGAGG